GCCGCATATGTTGGTCGTAGATATAACGGCACATCAGCAGCACCCACACCAGTAGCAATTAATCAAATTGTAAGTCGGATAGCATCTACCCCTTATGTAGGAGATACTGTCACCGGATGGCCTACTGTATCTACTGCAAGAATAGATTTTATTACTACTGAAAATCAATCAGCAGCAAACAATGGTAGTAAAATACAAATGTGGGCTACTCCAAGTGGCACCGATGTAGCAAATATTGGATTAGTAGCAGACTTTGGTTTGGGCGGCATCAACTTAACAGGTAACTTACTACCAACTATTGATAATATATACAGTTTGGGCAACATCAATAATCGTTGGATTGGTGCATATTTTGGAAACGCCGGTATCTATATACAGGATACTACTTTAGGCACTACTGGTTCAATGTCGCTAGACACCGGAGTTATGCTATTTGACACTACCATCGATGCACTTCAAGTAGGTAATACACAATTAACTCAATCTGGACTTAGTTCAACTGATTCATCACAAGATATTGTAATAGGTATAGCTGGTGATACAGGCACCACATTAATACAAAATGCAGGCTTAAAATTCCCAAGTGGGAATATTCAAACTGATGCAGGTATCCCAACAAGTGAAAAAGGTGCTGCACTTGGTGTGGTGCCACTTAATGCGTTAACCAAGATTGATACTATCTATCTGCCATCAGGCGGCCCCGTTTATTTAGGCACATGGGATGCCCTTACCAATACTCCTACCTTGGCAGATGGAACAGGCATCGCTGGCGATTTGTATATTGTATCAGTGGCTGGCACTCAAGACCTTGGTAGCGGCTCAATCACATTTGCTATTGGCGATGAAGCAGTATACAACGGAACAATTTGGCAAAAAGTAGCTGCTGGTGCTGTGGGAGTCACTAGTTTCAATACTCGCATAGGTGCAGTAATATTGACCAGCGGAGATGTGACTAATGCATTAAGTGCCGGGTCCATTGTAAACAGCAAGCTGGTCAACTCAACTGTCACTGTTAATACTGGTGCAGGATTATCCGGTGGTGGTGTAATCAATCTTGGTGGCACTGTTACCTTGACTGCTAATGTAAATGACATTACAGCAGGCACTGGAGTGACAGTAACACCAAGTTCTGGTAATTACACAATAGCAATAGGGCAACCAGTTGGTACTGCTAACACAGTTCAATTTACAGCATTATCAACTACTACAACTATTCAAGCCACCGGTAATATCACCGGTGGTAATTTAAGTACAGCTAATACAGTATCAGTTGGTGGAAATGTAATTGCTAATAATGTCACTTCAAACACATTAGTAACTGCTAACAATGTAAATGCTACGGGTAATATTAATTTTACCGGTCCCAATGTAAGTTTAGGTACTGTTGCTAATGTACGCATCACTGGTGGAACAGACGGACAATTCTTAACTACTAATGGCAGTGGTGTACTAAGTTGGGCTAATGTCAGCGCGGCAAATATCACCGGTACAGTCGCAAATGCTAACTATGCTGCATATGCCGGTAACGTAACCATTGCAGGACAATCAAATATCACTAGCTTGGGAACACTAACATCACTTGGTGTTAATGGAACAGTTACCGCAGTTGCATTTACCGCGAACACAGGTGTATTTACTGGAAACGGTAGTGGATTGACTAGTATTACCGGAGCCAATGTTACCGGTCAGGTATCTTACGCCGCAGTAGCAAACTCAGTAGCGGGTGCTAATGTCACTGGTGCAGTTGGACTAGCAACTTTTGCAACAACAGCCAACGCAGTAGCAGGTGCTAATGTCACTGGTGCAGTTGGACTAGCAACTTTTGCAACAACAGCCAACGCAGTAGCAGGTGCTAATGTATCCGGTCAGGTTGCTAATGCATTAGTAGCAGGTACAGTATATACTAATGCTCAACCAAATATCACTTCAGTTGGGACATTGACTTCATTGAATTCTAGTGGGGTTATCACTGGTACTCGTTTAGTTTCTAATATAGCAACTGGTACTGCTCCGTTTACTGTAACTTCAACTACTCAGGTAGCTAATCTATCTGTAGCGACAGCTGGTTCAGCTACTACCGCAGGTACGGTAACTACTGCTGCACAACCAAATATTACAAGCGTTGGTACTCTATCCTCATTGGCAGTGACGGGTAACATCTCGGGTGCTAATTTAACTGGTACCCATTACGGAGCAGCAACTGGGTTGACTGCTATCCCTGGTGCTAATGTCACTGGTGCAGTTGGACTAGCAACTTTTGCAACAACAGCGAATAGTGTAGCAGGTGCTAATGTCACCGGTCAGGTTGCTAATGCATTAGTAGCAGGTACAGTATATACTAATGCTCAACCAAATATTACAAGTGTCGGTACACTTACTGGATTAACTAGCGGTGGAATAGTTAATTTAACTACAGCAAGTAATGTAGCATTAGGGTCAAATGCTAATGTTCATATTACCGGCGGCACTGCTAATTATGCATTGATAACGAATGGAACGGGAGCTTTAAGTTGGAGCGATATTAGTGGTATTTCGGGCAGTACAGCACAGACAGTTACTACCTGGGTCCCTACATTAACTGCAACAGGTGGCGGAACATTCACTTATAGTATTCAGACTGGTTATTATATTAAAAGCGGCAGAAGTGTATCAAGTTTCTTCACCATAACGATAACAGGTGTAACTGGCGTGTCTGGTACAGTGCGTGTTAGTAACTTGCCGGCGACTGCAATTAATCAAACTAATGCAGGAGGTGGAGCACTAGACAACTATAGTTTCGCAGTATTACCTTCACATGTGACAGGATTAGTAGCTGCAAATAACACATATATGGATCTATATTGGCATGATCGTACAGGTTCAACTAATACAATACAGTTGATGACTACAGGACTATTAGGTACGTCAGCTACTTTAATCGGACGTGTAACTTACATTTCTGCAACATAAGCAAGTTAGGTTATAAATACTCTTTATGAGTAAGAACAATGATTCAAATGCACCAAGCTTGGTTAAAACCCCATATACAAAGACGCATTTTAAAACTGATAAAGTAAAAGACAAAACACATCATTTTTTGGGTGAAGCAATGACTAAGCGCCAAATAGAAAATGGTACTCACCCCTCACAAAAAAAATGGACATGTGAAGTTTGTGGGAAAATAGGAAAACACCGTGCAGCCTACACTAGATTTCATGGTGCGAAATGTAAATGGGGAGAAAAAAATGGCTAAAGCGCTACCATTTATTAAAGAACCTTATATTAAAACAGTTTTTAAAACCGATAAAGAATTACAGGATTTTGTGAAATGTTGCGATCCTAATACAGGTCACTTATACTTTATGGATAACTTCTTTGTGATACAACACCCTACTAAAGGTAGTATGCTGTATCATCCGTGGGATTATCAAAAACGATTAATACATACGTACCACGATTATAGATTTAGCATATCACTTATGCCAAGGCAGAGTGGTAAGTCTACATCGGCAGCAGGATACTTGCTCTGGTATGCAATGTTTATTCCTGACTCAACTATTCTTATTGCGGCTCATAAATATACAGGCGCTCAGGAAATTATGCAGAGAATAAGGTATGCGTTTGAAAACTGCCCAGACCACATTAAAGCAGGTGTCACCACATACAACAAAGGCTCACTTGATTTTGAGAACGGTAGTAGAATCGTGTCAGCAACTACTACTGAAAATACAGGTCGTGGTATGTCTATCACACTATTATACCTAGATGAGTTTGCCTTCGTTAGGCCAAGCATCGCACAAGAATTCTGGACTTCTATTACCCCAACACTATCAACCGGTGGTAAAGCTATTATCACCAGCACTCCAAACAGTGACGAGGATCAATTTGCTTTGATTTGGAAACAAGCAAATAAAACAGAAGATGCATATGGAAACAAAACTGAATTGGGAGTTAATGGTTTCAAAGCTTATCAATCACATTGGTCTGAGCAGCCTGGCAGGGATCAAAAATGGGCCGATGAGATAAAAGCTCAGTTGGGTGAAGATAAGTTTAGACGAGAAATTGGGTTAGAGTTCCTAATTGCAGATGAAACCCTAATCAATCCAAACACATTGATAATGCTACAGGGAAATGAACCCACGCTTAGACAGGGACAAATACGATGGTATAAAAAACCTACAAAGGGCAACATATATGTTGTTGGGCTAGACCCTAGCATAGGTACTGGTGGCGACCCGGCAGCTATTCAAATATTTGAAGCTAACTCTACAACACAAATAGGTGAGTGGAAACACAACAAAACTGATATTCCTGGACAAGTAAAACTAATAGCACAGATAACCAAGTATATTTTAGAATGTACCGGCGAACCTAATAACATTTACTATTCTGTGGAAAACAACTCGATCGGGGAAGCTGCGTTAGTATCATTGAACGAATACGGGGAACAAAACATCCCGGGAATATTTATCAGTGAACCAGGTAAAAAGCGCAAGGGATTTAATACTAGTAATAAAACTAAGTTGGCAGCGTGCGCTAAGTTTAAAACACTAGTGGAAAGTAAAAAGTTAACTATAAATAGCTTTGGTCTTATCTCTGAGTTAAAGGCTTTTGTAGCTAGTGGCGGAAGTTATGCTGCGAAAATCGGGGATACTGACGATTTAGTAATGTCTTCACTGCTAGTTGTCCGAATATTACAACAATTAAGTGACTTTAATTATAGTTTAGAAGAACATATCCGAGACCACGATGAAGTGATAGCACCTCTACCATTCTTCGCCGTATTTAATTAATCAGTAAGATAAATATACTTATGCCAATTAAAACTGACTCCCTACAACGCAAACTTTGCGATTTATTAAATGTGCGTGGATATAAACCGGAACCCAAGAACTCTGAGGGAAAGACATCACCCACTCCAGAAGATGCTGATGTTATTAAATTTACCTTCAGCCAAGATGGAAACGACATAGATACCGTGTGGGTAACGATTGATAGCTCACATTCACTTGTTATCTATTATGATGATGCGGTGATGAGAGAGGGAAATTCAAAAACTCCTGGACTACAGTATGATGATAGTTGGACCGGTTTACTTAACCAACTTAAAAATTGGGCACAGCGCCGACAATTGAGTTTTGAATTGAAAAATAAAGACCACCTAGCCAGTGATATGGCACAAAGGACCAGTATGAAGAAAAAAGAACAGGTATCTGAGGGCTATTATCCCATTGGAAATAAAGCAAGCTACAGTGATGCTGTACCTAATGTAAAAATTATTTTACAACATACCCGTAAAATTGAAGAGGGTGAAAAACGGTATCGGAATATTTCTAAAATCTTTGTTGAAAACACTTTAGGTGAACGATTTGCAGTGCCCACTAACAAGCCAGGAATTGCTCGCGTATATGCCCGTCACGTGGCTGAAGGTGGAAGCCCCTATGACAGCCGCGGCACTCATATAACTTCTATTGTAGAAGAATATACCAAGATGGCCGGCTTTGTTCGTGCCACCAAAAACAATCAATTCAACGAATCTACTCAACAGTTGATTGCTGAAGGTATCAATCATTATCAATCCTTGCGCGAGTCGCTACACAAGATGACAGGGCATCGAGGATACAATGCATATTTTGAATCGTGGACTCCTACCCTAAATGAAGAAGCAGATGACGAGAGTAGTTTAGGTGAGATGTTTGTTCAGGAAACACTTGATCCTAGAATTGAAAGTGTGATGCCTATCCTTTCTAAATTACACAAGAAAATTGCAGAAATGAAGGAAGTTACTTCATTGGAAAATTGGGCTGATGAGTTGATAGATGAAGCAACCGATCTTAAGACTATCCCGGAAAATTTGGGACCAGAACAAAAGCGTGTTGGGCAACTAGGGCCCACTGAAAAAGTAGGAAAAAAAGGCACGATAGGTAAGTTAGTTGGAGCCAACGAAAGCGTTGGTGAAGAAGTGGACGAAAGCTGGAAACAAAAGCTTGGCGCAGCAGCGTTGGCAGGTTCAATGGCCATGGGTGCAAATGCTAGAGTTGTACCCGGGCAAGATGAACCTGGTGTCAACCGACTAACAGGTAAGCCCAATGTTGCTCAAGTAGTTCCTGACGTTTCTGACGTTCCTGAACAACCCATATTAAAAGGTTTCAGTACTAGTTATCTACAAAAAGCAGCAGATCCAAATCGATTTGGACGATTTTTGATAAGTGTTGAAGATGCAAAAGCAGAAGTAGACCGTCGTGCCGCGGCTTACGAGCGCCGTTCACAAGGTGATCAAAAAATCAATGAAGGATTCTTAGATGAAATGCACGCTGACTTAGAGGAATTGTCGGAAGAGGATTTCGAAGAAGAATACAATATGACTAAGGCCCAGGCTAAAGAAAAATATAGCAGCACCGGTAGCTGGTTGAATGAGCAAGGTGTGGCAGAGGCATTAGATAAAGAAGGTGATTATCATGTATCCGTGCAAAAGGGAAAATTCTTGCCATCTGATCGCGGCGGCGGTAGTGATGAGAACCTCAACTATTTGCATGATCTAATGAATATTAGCGGAACTGGTGGCGGTCCTATGTTAGTAACCATCTCCGATCCAAGAATTGCCACAGAAGTTGCGGCTATGTACGGTGGAAAGGTACTAAAAACTCGCTATGGAACTTATAGAATAGTTCAAAGTAAAGGACAGAATCAAAAAACACCAACACCAGAACCCGAATTGGTAGGCATGCGTGAGTCAGGGGTGGCGGAAGGTGCAGCACTACCTCCTGAAGTAATTGAGTTGATAAAGAAAATTGCTCAAAGTTCAGCAACGCCAGAACATAAAAAAGCCACGATTGATGCCTTGGTTGCAAAACACAGTAACCAAGGTGTGGCGGAAGTTGCAGGAGATGTTAATAGCAAAGAGCGTTACCACTTCTTGTATCCGCACGTACCATTGGATATGCACATAGATCACGAATATAACGATTTATCAGACAACGATTTACAGGCAGTTAAAAGCCACCAACGTGAACTTGCAGATAAGCTAGGGAAACCTGGTGCAAAAGAGCAAGGTGATATTGCTGCCCATATTCAAATTAACAGGTCTCGTTCACAATACGATCAAGAACAAGCTCATAGACGCAAGGTCCTTGACGCTGAAAAAATTAAGAGACAAGCAAGAGATGTTAAACGTCAACAAGGTGTGGCGGAAGGCTCTTCATCACACGATGTATATAAAGATAGATTGGCTAGCATACAATCGTTAAGATACGATAATCCGCAGGAATATGCAAAGCAATATCGTGCTTTACTCCGTGATATGCCAGAAGAACATCACTTATATGCTACTGGGGTACAGAAAGCAGATTATTCTCCCGGAGGGCGCGGCTCTGGTACTGGTCGTATCGGGGGTGTATCAGAAGATGAAGAAATGACACAAAAGAAAAAAGAACAAGTTGTGACAGTTAAACACAAAGATTCTGGTAAAGAACTTCGTATTGTCAAAACTGCTGTTCCTGATTATCAGAAACGTGGTTATTATCCTGTTAAAGAACAAGGTGTGGCAGAAAGTAGTGACACTGATCAACTTGAAAATTGGAAAGCTGCTGTAAGAAAGCAATATCCAAATGAAGCCGGACAAATTAAATTTAAAGGCAAGGGATTTGGTGACTCTATCGTAGCTGAAATTCCCGGTCGCGATCAGGCATTCGGCGAATTCAATATGGATACGGGAGAAGCTTTTGTCGCACCATTAGATGAAAGTCAAGCAATGGTCCGTGAAGCTCAGGATGAACTAGAAGCGATGCTGCGCATAATTAGAAAATAAATTACAAGATAAACAGAACATTAAATATTTTAATGAAATTAGTGTTTTGTTTACCTGGTGATAGTTTTAGTAAATCTTGGTTTTGTTCTTGGAATGACACCATCAGATGGCTGTATAAAAACAATATAGAATATTCAACAGTCAATGCCTACACACCCATCGTGTATAACTGTCGCAATTGGCTGTTGGGTGGTAAAGGTAGCCCTCCAAAAACATTCAAGCCATTCAATGGTACCATAGAATATGACTGGATTATTTGGATTGATAGTGATTGCATTTGGAAACCCGCCGATCTAGAACGACTGATAAGTAATAACGATCATAAGGTTGTTACTGGGTTTTATATGCAGTACGACAATAAACACTACGCACAAGCTATCTCATTTAAAGCAACAGATACAGATAATTATACCCACCTGCACTGGTTGGAACGGGAACAACTAAACATCAATGGTGGTAGGATAAAATTAGGAGCTAGTGGTATGGGATTTATGGCTGTTAAGGCTGGGGTGTTTGAGTCGCTAACTTGCCCGTGGTTCAGCCCAGTACCAAACGAATATGAAAATACCTTTTTATCCGAAGATGTTAGTTTTTGTTACAAGATAACACAGCTAGGATATAGCATTTGGGGCGACCCTAAAATACAGATACAACACGAAAAGCTATGGTTACTATCAGGTGATAATATTCACGGTGATAAACCTAACTCTCTACATTTAAACCAATGACCTCCCCTCCAAAATTCTTGTTCTTAGATACTAACTTACAATGTAATCTAAAGTGTAAAACCTGTATGTATTGGACCAGAGATGAAGTGGTACTGTCATCACATATAACTATAGAACAGCGCAATGATATTATTAATGAATTTTCCACGCTGAATCCAAAAGGATCAATCGTTATATGTGGCGGGGAAGCAATGATGAATCCAGAAAGATATTGGCCCATTACTAGGCAGTGTCGTTCATTGGGATTGGGTTGCCTGTCAGTTATGAACGGTACTATGGTAACTGACTTAAGTGTCGCAAAAAGATTAATAATAGAAGGCCCAACAGAAATCACAATATCATTAAATAGTTATATTCCTAAAATACACGACTCAACAAGAGGAGTGGTTGGGTCATTTACTTCTGCGACAAACGCAATTAAATTACTACTACAAGCAAGAAAACTATTGAATAAAAAAACTCCTATATACGCCATGTCCATAATGTGCGAACAGAATTACAGAGACTTAGAACAGTTCTATGATTTTGTATTGAATGATTTACAAGCTGACAAGTTAAAATTAAATTGGCTACAACCAATGTTCGGTACGCTATTAGACAATGCCGGGCAGCAGCGGGCAGATAAGTTTTATGAAATGAATGTAATTAGGGACCACCGGGGGCTAAAGCAGATACTGCATCAATGCAATGAAAAATACAAATTAAATTTAGACCCAAAGTACATTGACACCGTAGAGATGTACCATAACAGTGTTCATACGAATGAAGATGCTTTGTTAGGCTGGAATGGTAGAGGTACCGAGGAATTAATTTGTAATAGCTTTAATAGAAATATTATGGTTGATATGGATGGCATTGCCCGGTTATGCTTCTCACACAAGTTTCCCGGATTTAAATTGGCTAAAAAGGGCGATTTGCACACGTTCTGGTATGGTGCAGATAGAGTCCGAGAAGTTATGTCACAGTGTACACAATATTGCGGTATAAGCCATAGTGTTCGCGGAGTGAATGCCACATTAAAACCATCTATCCCTATAGCCCTTGCGTAGAAAAGGGTAAATTACACCTTACAAAAATAATAGTTTTTGTGTTTCGGGGATAAATATACTTGACACTGGCGTAGTTATTTGATATACTTACACTAGTGTTAGTTGCTTCATAGGGAAGCAGCGACATTAATCTGACACCAAGTCAATGAAATAAGGAAATGTATCATGGCATCACTCGCAGAAATTCGTGCTCGTATTCAAGCACAAGACAACAAAACCACTAAGGGTTCAGGCGCCCAAGCTGACAACGCGATTTACGCGCACTGGAATATGGACGAAGGTACAACAGCTACTTTGCGTCTACTACAAGATGGCAATCCAAGTAATACTTTTTTCTGGATTGAACGTCAAATCATCAAGCTGCCATTCAACGGCGTTAAGGGTGATTCAAATGTCAAGCAAGTTCAAGTTCAAGTTCCCTGTGTAGAAATGTACGGCGACGCTTGTCCAATTCTCGCTGAAGTTCGTCCTTGGTACAAAGACGAGTCACTTAAGGAACAAGCTAACAAGTATTGGAAGAAGCGTAGTTATCTCTTTCAAGGATTTGTTCGACAGAACCCAATTGGCGACGACAAACCCCCTGCAAATCCAATTCGTAGGTTCATTATCTCTCCGCAAATCTTTACTATTATCAAATCTAGTTTGATGGATCCTGAGATGGAAGAATTGCCAACTGACATTATGCGTGGGCTTGACTTCAATGTTAAGAAAACACAAAAGGGTGGCTATGCTGACTACAGCACCAGTACTTGGGCTCGTAAAGAATCAGCATTGACACAGGCAGAGCAAGAGGCAATTGAAACTCACGGGCTATTTAATCTAGCAGACTTCTTGCCCAAGCGTCCCGGCGAAGCTGAAATGCGTGTTATCAAAGAAATGTTTGAAGCATCGGTTGATGGCAAATCGTTTGATAATGAGCGGTGGGGTAGTTACTACCGTCCCTATGGTCTAGAAGCTCCATCTGGATCAGCCCCAACTGCATCTGCTCCTGTAGCACCTGTCGCAACTAGTGCAGCCCCGTGGCAAGGGGCTGATGTAGAAGAAGACTCGCCCGTTGTAGCGCCCACTAAGGCAGCATCGGGTGATAAAGCACAGGACATTCTTGCTCTAATTAGGGCCCGTCAAAATAAAACTGTCTAACGATAGTGCAGGTGGTAGGGAGATATCTCCCTACCTTAGGAGACCTCAGATGACAACTAGTGATGAACGATACCGAGCCATTAAGGCTGGTAAAAAATTATTGGAAGAACTGTGCGATCCAGGTCGCACCCCACGTGTACCAAGCTTAGTAAGAGATAGAGCAAGAGCTATTCTACGACATTATCCCAGCGAGTATGAGTTAGAACATATCGCAGATGTTTGTCCAGAATACCTTGACAAAGTATCTTTTGCCGATAGGCTCTATACTAAAAACATTACACATAGATAACTGAATAAAGGAAAATAAATATGGCAAAACCATTCGACCTAAGCAAGTTCCGCAAAGGTGTAACTAAGAGTATTGAAGGATTGTCAATTGGATTCAACGACCCCACTGATTGGATTTCAACGGGCAATTATGCACTAAATTACCTGATCTCTGGTAGCTTTACCAATGGAGTACCTCTGGGTAAGGTAACAGTATTTGCAGGTGAATCAGGTGCTGGCAAAAGTTTTATCTGCGCCGGCAACCTAATTAAAAATGCTCAAGAACAGGGTATCTACGTTATCCTCATTGATAGCGAAAACGCATTGGATGAATCGTGGCTTCACGCGCTGGGCGTTCAGACCTCAGACGATAAAATGCTCAAGCTTAATATGGCAATGATTGATGATGTTGCCAGAGTAATTAGTGATTTTGTCAAAGAATATAAAACCTTGCCCGCAGATGAACGACCCAAAGTTCTCTTTGTAATTGATAGTCTTGGAATGCTGCTAACGCCCACTGACGTTAATCAGTTTGAAGCTGGCGAGATGAAGGGTGATATGGGTCGTAAGCCTAAGGCACTGACCGCACTTGTCCGCAATTGTGTGAATATGTTTGGTAGTTTAAATATTGGCCTCGTAGCAACCAATCACACATACGCCAGTCAAGATCCATATAACCCTGACGATAAAATCTCAGGCGGTGCCGGGTTTGTGTATGCTAGTTCTATCGTTGTTGCGATGAAAAAACTTAAACTAAAGGAGGATGAAGACGGCAATAAGGTGTCAGAAGTCCTTGGTATTCGTGCAGGGTGCAAGATTATGAAGACCCGTTACGCAAAGCCCTTTGAAGATATTCAGCTTCATATTCCTTACTCAACAGGAATGAGTCCGTATAGCGGATTCTTTGACTTGTTGGAAAAGAAGGGTATGATTGCTAAAGAAGGCAATCGCTATTCATACATCGACTTAAATGGAGTTGTGCATAAATACTTCCGTAAAGAGTGGAATAAAAACGCAAATTCAATTTTTGAACTAGTGATGAGCGAATTCGAACAGAAGAATCGGACAGTTGCTAACACGGTAGTTGAAGATGCGGATGCTGAAGGAGTATCTTAATGAGCTTGGATTTTATCGTAGAAGTATGGGATGCGTTAAGGACACACGTTGACTTTAATGATCGGAAAGATGCGGCTGACACCATGGTCAACTTGCTAATTGAGCATAATTATGAGGCGATTGACATCAAAGACGCTTTTAAAGGTGACAAAGAAATCAGCAAGGCGCTTCAATATTATGCAGAGCAACACGATTCGGGTGAGGAGTATGAGGAAGAAAATGATGACGAGGACGATGATGAATGGTGATACATGACCTGGTACAACCGAGTATCAACTGACTTATTGGCAATCCCCGATTTTATTTCTCACTATGAAGGGGAATTAGATTCTGCTAAAAAAGAAGTAAGGATATACGGTAATGTTGAAAAAAATATTACCGGTTTGCCTGGCGTCACGGAACATAGATTTAATCAGCTACAAGAAATTGAAGCTGTGTTGAATTTTCTCAATATCAAGCTACGACAGATTCGCCGAAAGCATTTTCAAAAATACTTAGAAGCATACAATAGAGCATTGACCAGCCGAGATGCTGAAAAATATGTAGACGGTGAAGATGAAGTAATTGATTTTGAAACCCTCATCAATGAAGTGTCATTACTTAGGAATAGATACCTTGGAATTCTCAAGGGTTTAGAAAGTAAAAACTTTATGTTGGGGCACGTGGTTCGCTTGAGGACAGCGGGTATGGAAGATATCAGCATAGGTTGACATTAAATAGATTTGGCTATATAATAGAGTCTTGTTCAGTTGAAAGGGGTTGTTGATGGGCTACAAAATTGTCGCAAGCAAAGAGCAAATGGACGATATGCGTACCAAGTATGGTCCGCGTAAAGGCCTAGAAGGACCCTTCAACTTCTCGGGTAGGGTGTTGTATTATGACAACATCGAGGGCCAATATTACGATCCTACGACGGATTTTTATATGGAACAAAGCGAAATGGACTTGATTCACGCCAGAATCACTGACATTCTCAAGGCTTGACAATAAATAGCACCCGTGCTATAATAGCTACACACTAAAGGAACATACGAATGGCAGGCAAAGCGAAATCGTGCTATCTATCAGTTACTGATCTGGCAACTAACAAAACGGTATTGAACAAGGTCTTTTTTAAGATGGCTGACTTGAATCAATTTATCTCTACCCCGGAATTCAAGGAACAATATCCCAAAGAAAAGTTCCACTTGTCAAAAGAAATTTATTGACAATAAATGGGTTATGTGATACAATACTTGTATTGAAACAATGAGAGCACGGAGAAAATCAATGGCTACTATTCAAATTCTTGCAGGTACTTATCGCAATCAACCCGTTATCGACGGAGTGTTCACTCTGGTCAAGGGGTTTCAAACAGGTAAAAAGGGAAATTACGTGACAGTTAAGAATGACGGACAGTTTGCTATTGCTATCCCGGAAGTTAAAGTTAAAGTGG